TGAAGAAGTCCTTGCCCTCCTCGATGTCAGCCTGGAGCGACTCAGCGCCTTCCTTGTCCGTGCCTACGCCCTTGCGGAGGGAGCGGAAGTCGTAGTGGTCGCCGCCGGCGATCTTGAGGACGCTGCTGCCGCCGAAGTCCTTCGTGAACTCGTAGAGCGCCGCCAAGGCCTCCGGGTCTGCCATGTCGCCATGACTGTCGGAGGCGTAGATGAACTTGGTCAGCTTGCTCATACCTTGTATTTCTTTTCGAGTTTGTCCCGCATGAGTCTGGCCTTATCGATGTCGCTGCAAAGTGTTTGGTAAACTACTAGGTTTTTAGTCCTGAGCCTAAAGTAGTATGAACCATGATTAACCATTATTCTTCTGTTTGGTTTATCCTTAATGACATGATGCCCCATCCTGCTAAGGGCTGAAACTATAGAACCGCGGTTACTTTTTTTAATGGATACAAACTCCTTAAGCCCAAGTTCACTCTTCATGTATTCTTTTGCTAGGGCTATGGCCGATCCCGTCTCCGAACGATTAGAGCCTGTCTTTTTAATCTTCAACCAGCCCCGGATAGTCTGAACGGTAGATGGCTTGATGCCGAATAACTTGGCGGCCTCTTCGTCAGTTGCTTTATGGTCTCGGCAGTAGATGGCCGCCTTATAGCAGTTGCTGTTAGGATTGATATGGCGGCTCATTTGGTTAGGTGGGGAATGGGTTCGCCCTTGTCATAAGCCGCGAGCATCTCGTCGCGGTGACGGCGGGCGGTCTCTAGGTCTTTGCCCAGGTTGTGGACGATGTCGGTCTTGCGCCGGCGGATGCGCAGCCACCAGCAGTCGCCCTGCTTCTGGAGGTGGTGGTTCGGGTTGTCGGTCTTGATGTAGGCGGGCTGGTCCTTTCGCCCGGTACGGGTATACTTGGGACAGGCGAGGAGGAAGGCCACGCGCTCGGCGGAGATGCCGATGCTCTTGGCCCATGCGATGGTCTCCTCCATGGACATGGGCTCTTCCATCGTCAGAGATTCCACGTCTTGGCCAGATGGCGCCCTTCGGCGAGGATGCACTGGCGGGAGTTAGGCGCGAAGACGAACTCCTGGTCGAAGGAATGGAACTGCTTAATCTCGCAGATGCTGTCGAGCTCCTCGTCGTTCGCGGGGCCGATGCCGGCCGTGGAGACGTAGACGGTGCGGACCTTCCAGCCGAGGTTCCAGAGGATGGACTGCGACACCCTCAGCTCGTTGATATAGCGCCAGTCGGAAACGACGACCGTCTCGGGGGCGACCTCATCGGGGCCCATCTGGATCGGGACGAAGTGGGCGAGGTTCTCGGCGAAGACGTCCGGGTTGAGGGAGCGGGCGAACTTGCCCAGGGTGACGAGCAGGTCGCGGTGCTTGCACTTGAAGGCCTCGTTATGGAAGTCGCCTTCCAGATTGAGGGACCATAGGTAATCGTTGGCGGCGTCCTTGAGGTGCGCGGCGAACGAGGTCTTGCGCGACGGCCGGCGGGACCATTCAAGGATGCCCTCCGCGAGAGTATCTTTCCCGGCCCTTGCGAACCCGCTCACCAGAACTAAAGTCGGGGCGGACATGGGTTCCATTAGGCGGCGGCCTCGTTGGCCTTGCGCAATGCTTTCGCGATGCGGGCGGCGATGCGGGTCTGACGCCCGGACATCTTCACCTTGCGCCTGACGCGGCGGAGTTTGATGTCGGGATTCTTGAGCAGGGCCTCGACCAGGGCTTCCCGCAGCTTGAGATGGTTGTCCATCAGAAGGGCGGGTTGTCGGGGATGGGCTCGGAGACGACCGGGGACTGAGAGCCGCGGGGATACGTCATCTTGTATTTATACTGAGGCTTGCCCTGCCACTCGCCGTTCGGTTCGACCTCGACGCCGACGAGGATGGTCTGGCCGCACGCGGGGCTGATGTACTCCAGGTACTCCGCAGGGGTGGCGTCCAAGCGGATCTCGTTGGTATACTTGCCGGAGAACTTACCGACGAGCATGGCGAGCGCCTTGCCGTACTTGGTGGAGAAGTTCTTGGAGAGGCAGAAGCCTTTGTCATCGACGAAGAAGAGGCGGGCGGAGGCCGTGCCATCTTCCCAGACCTTGACCTTGTCGGTCCCCTTGGGGCGGATGAGTTTCAGTTTGTACGTTCCATTCTGGGAGATGGACGTGAGGGGCGTGCGTTCGTTGTTTTCGGTGGTCATGTTAGTGGGAAATTAGGCGTCAATGGCTCGGGCCTTGCTCATGTTCTTGTGGTAATAGGCGACAGCGTAGGCATCGCAGAAGGCTTGCTTGTCCACGAAGTCCTTGAGGCAAACGTGGTAGGGCCAGGTCTCGTGCAGCTTGCCGTTCCTTTGGCATCCATCAAGGATGTCATCTCCGTCAGCCTGGTATGATCTCGGCGTGACTGCTCCATTGATTTTTTCATCAATGGTGCAATCGCCACGGACAACCCACTGGTCATTCTCAAAAATGACTTCATCAAAAGAGGTAGTCGTGATGCGCTTGGATTGAAAGCCCTTCATCACACCCGGCGCCGCCAAGGCAATAAAGCCAAGGTTGTCGCCGATGTCAGGAAGAGTCCTAGTTAAGGTCTCAGGAGGAAGGCTCAGGAACTGATTGATTTTCATATGCGTGGATTAGGCGAAATTAATAGGGGCGGCGGTGGTCGTGCTCTTGATGTCGATGACCTGAATCTCCTGCGTGTAGGACGGCCAGACGCCGGAGGCGCTGCATTCCTTGTACAGGGTGATGGCCTTCTCAAAGTCAGAGACGGCGTAGGACATCAGCTCTGGCCCGATCTCGCAGACGGCCGTGGCGAAGGGCGGCTCCTTCTCGACAAAGAGGAATCGGAAGCCGAGAGGGCGACGGCCCGTGGCAATCTCGTAGACGAGGCGGTACCAATAACTCTGCAAATTATAGCGATACCCACGGATACTCTTTAACATACCAGCGGGAGTCGCTTCACCGGCGCCTGTGGTCTTGATGTCCCAGAGGTAGTCGCCGGCCACGCCGTCGATGGCGGCCTTGAGCGGGACGCCGCAGTAGTCCACATGGTACATGACTTCGGTCGCATCGAAGACGACGCCGTGGGTCTTCAGAGCATGGCGGGCGGACGCGGCGACGAGATGGCCGAGGGCGGACTCTTCATAGTCGAGGATGGTCTTGCCGGCGTTGGCCGTGGCGAACTCAGCCCAGATAGCCTTACCCTCTTTAGTCCGCCGATCACAATCCGGGGCGGTGACGTAGAGGTCGTCGAGCGTCTTCGGTTCAAGGACGGCCGCGTGGACGAACGTGCCGAACTTGAGCGCCTTGGTCTCTTCCTGGGGCGTGTTGATGTAGGCCTGATAGTGCGCCGGCGAGTTGGCGACGAGGACTTTCGCGGCGGACTGGTTGAGCGCCGGGAAGGCGCGGTACTCTTTGCGGTCGTGGATTTGGGGCATGGTGTGCGTTTGGTGGAAAGGGTCAGAGTGAGGCGTCGTCGTCGCCTGGGTTGTGCTCTTCGACGTGCGCCGAAAGGAGGTTGCAGAGGTCGATTGCGTTGTCGGCGGCGAGGGCCACGCGGTCGAGCTGATTGCGGAGGACGCGCTCGTGAGCGATGACGGCCTTCACGCGGTCGTAGATCGGCTTGATGTCGTAGGCCTCTTCGATGTTCTCAGCGTCGAGGCGGGCAAGTTCTTCGGCGGCCTCGTTGATGGCGACCTGAAGCTGATAGAGGTCGTCACCGGCGATGCGAGCGGAGTCTTCGGGGGTGGGGCGGAGGGCGGCGACTTCGCCGGCTAACTGTCCCAGGAGGTTCCTCAGATAATCGCGGTTGGTCATTTGGTGAAGGTAAGTTCTTTGACTTCGCCGTTAGGTGCGAGCGTAAAGAATCGGACGTTTGAGCGGGAGAGGGACGGGTAGGTCTTGCGCTTCCACGCGTTCAAGTCGGTCATAAAGTCGGCGGACTTGCGGGCGGTCATCTCGACGTAGGGGAAGCCGTCCAAGAAGAGGAGTAGGGCGTATTGATTGCGGACGGTCGCCGCGATCTTCTCTATGCCCTTCGGCAGGTCAGCCATGGTTGCGTGCTTGCCTCCATTCATCTAGAGCTTTTACAAGTTCAGAGGCGCTGATGCTCTGGGCGTTACGGACGCTATACCACAGGATATCGCCAGCCTCGCGCATCGCTTTAAGGCGTTGCTCAAGCTGTTTGATGCGAACGTCGTGAGAAAAGTAGCACTTTTCAAAAGAAGCCGAGTTTTCCTGAGTGTCTTTTAAGATTTCTTCGGTGACCTTAAGGCGTTCCTCCAGCTGCTTGATGCGGGCGTCCTTGGCGGCGAGGAGGTTACCCTGGTGCAGGGCCTTGAAGGCGTCTTCGATAGGGTCGCTCATTTGGTCAGCGGGCGGGGGGTGGGGGAGAAGGCAGGGGCGGACGGGGAAACGGCCGCAGAACGGAAGCCAGAGGCCACGGCGCCGTCATCGTCGAGGTCGACCGAGATGCCGCACGCGGTCTGGATGGACTGCCGGCGGATGTATGTGATGGCCCCGCCAATCTTCTGGGCGTCGAGGCCCTCGGACTTGACCATGAGGCGGCCGAAGTCAAAGCGCTCGCCGGAGGTATGCAGGAAGGCGGTCGAGACGCCGACCTTGCCCTCTTCGGAGATGAGCGTCTGGATCAGGGCGAGGTTGTGGTCGAGCAGGACGGGCTTGATGGCGTCGAGCAGCGCGTCGAGGGAGACGTAGCGGTTCTTGAAGCCCGGGTTGACCTTGTTGGCCTTGACGTTGTCGAGCTGCGCGAGAGCGGCGACCAGGTCGGCCGTCGCGGTGTTGGGGGATGTGGGTTCTTTAGGCATAGGGAAAGGGGAGGTCAGTCCTTGCGGATCAGGTCGCGGATGTCGGCCTTGCCGATGGACTCCTGGAGGACGGACAGGGAGACTTGACGGACCTTGCCGTCGATGACGATATTATACGCGGGGCCGGAGGGCTTGAGCGTGCTGGTCAGGGGCTTGGCGAGGACGCCGTCGGGCAGCAGGATGTAGCGCGTGCCCGGAATGACAGCGTAGGCCTGAGCCTCGGGGATGTTCTTGATGGAGGTTTTCTTCATAGGTTGGAAAGGTTACAAAAGAGGGGGAAGGGTCGAGTTATGTTAACTCAGTTGATGGCGCCGCGTTGAGCTGCGTCGTAAAGTAGCACTGCGTCTGCGTTCCAGAGCGTGATGTCGAGGCGATTGCCGTACAGTTCCAGCGCGCGCCCTTTCAAGTGGTTCTTCCAACCTTTGCCGTGGTCCTTCTTCTTGCCCAGGGAGTGAGCGGCCTGCCACGCTTGGGGCTTAACGCGGTGAATCTTCCAGCCCATGGCGACGGCGGCGCCGTAGATCATGCCGAAGTTCTGGGCGAGTCGGGCGATGGAGGCGGCGGGAATCTTCGGGCCGTAGCCGGCGGTGGAAGGCTCCTCAAGGAAGAGCTCGACGTCCTTTGCCTTCAGGGAGATGTCGGCGATATACTGAGCAACCTCAACATCGGTCGGAGGCATCTTGTCGGCGGTGATCTCAGGGTCGCCGGTCTTGGACCAGACGAACGCCCCGGACTGACCGGGGTCTACTGCTATGAGGATATGCGCCACAGGTCGAAACTTTCAGCGGGTCAAAACCTTTTGCGAGCGGAATAAATTAGCCACGCGGAAGGCGTAGTCGTTTGCCCGGAAGTCTCGGCTGCGGGCCTCAGACCAACCGACATTCCAGACGAGCGCCATCTGTTCGGGG